GCCCCGGTCGCGAGACCGAGGCCGCACTTACTCTGGCAATCAAGCCAGGTATTTTATATGCCCTCGTCCCCAATAGAGGGGAGGCAGAAACATATGTCAGACTGTACCGGTATCATGGTAGACCCTAATGCCATCGTTAGCGAAATCAATCGCGACACGGAGGCAGAGTACGAGTGGATCAAGACGGATTGCCGCAACCATACGGAAGTCTCGCGACTTACGTACACGGGGTTGGCAACCGTTGACCGTCATCGTTCTCAGGGTTACCGCATCCCAGGCTTCAAGAAGTTTCTGAAGCGTGGATGTCTTATACCGGCCACCCCGTGGCAGTCGTACCAGGTAACCGGTGAACAATCCGGTTCCGGGGCCAATTGCTACGATCAGGGCTATGGATACCGATCTGAAGGAGGTGCCGGATGGTGCCCCCTGACCGATTGGATTTTAACCGAGGACGACATGGTCGATTTCACAGAAAACGCCAATACGTCCGAGGCCGTCCAAGCCGCTATTGCTCAATTATGGAGCACAGGGTGGGACGCGCTTACGTTCATCGCCGAGTTCCGACAGGCCATAACAATGCTTACAACGGCATTGCCACGGGTCTGGGAGGCATGGCTTAAAACGCAAGAAGCAAAGAGGCGATTAGGCTTCAATGCTAAAGACTCCGCAGGCTGGTGGTTGGAAGTGCAATACGGGTGGCGTCCCTTAATACGGGATCTTGAAGCCATCATAAAGCTTTTGACCAGCAGTCGTAACGAAGTCTCGCGTCAGACAAGGAAGGCTCAGCGTCAGCCGAGCCCGTCTGGAGTGGGCACGTTCGAGGTAGAGTATACCCCGACGACAAACCCACTGACTGGGTACACGAGTGCACTGAAGACGACCGTTGATACGGCCACCGTCTCGGTGCGTGGTTTTGTGGCAGCTGACTTCGCCGCCCAGGCGATAACGCTGTCCGTAGCTAGAACGGGTTGGGAGTTAATACCCTACTCGTTCATCGTGGATGCCTATCTGGGCATCTCTCAGGCCATATGTGCGAGCGAGGTTCTCATGCGGGCGAAGACTTTGGTGTCCTCCGCGGGCATTATGGTAGTCGCTCAAAGAGAGATGACGTTAGAGTGTACGACGCCGAAGGCCTCCGGGTATTCGTCGTCAATGCAGCAGGTGGGAAATTCCACTGCTGTTTACACTCAGCGCATGCCTCAATCGTATGTCAACGGGCTGGAGTGGAAGTCAGGTCTGGATATCGATGGATTTCGAAATCTCCTGATGCTCGTACTCCAGCGTTTCCGCCGTCCTCGGTTATCCTGAGGAGGCTTAACAAGTGCCGCACGAGTGAAATCGCTACGGCAATGGCACTTACCTAATCGGGCATCCTGCCCGTTATCGGAGATCCTTATGGCTGCATTTGCAACCACCATCCAGCGTCAGTCGTCCGCCGGCCTGGCGACGACTTACCTGCTTCCGAATCACACGGCATTGAAGCCGGAATTGCTGATCCAGAAGAGGACGTTGGCCGTAGGCAAGCGCACCGTGGCTGAAGACCAGCTGCGCGTCGTGAAGGCCACGGAGGATGTCGACGGGGTTACCCTCGTCGACAAGATCGACATTGGAGTCACGGTCCGCCGCCCCATCGCTGGGGATTCGACGGACGTGGACACGGCTGTGGCTTACTTCCGGGACTTCGTTGCCTCGGATGAGTTCACGGCACGTATCGTCGCCAAGCAGCTCGATATCCAGGAATGATTCCTGTATCGAAGGCCCTAGTTTGTTGGGCCCTGGCATTGTGCCGCTGCATACGCAACTTCTTTCGGGGTAACAACCCCGGCTGAGTGTGCTTGGGAAAGCACTGTTGCGTAGACGAATCCGAGCTGAGAGGACTCACAGATGAGCTTTACAGCCATTGACGCCTATGAAATTGCAAGGCGTTATGTCGTCGATCTAGATCCTGCCATACTAGGCGGGATCGAAAACGTGAATCGGATCCTTGGTTGGATCCGTTCGCGCTCCGTTGGCCATTTGGCCGACATCCAAAGCTCACTCGTGGAAGTTCCAACATCCCACGAGTCAACGCGTGCAACGATGCAGATCTCTGCGTTCTTCAAGAAGAACGAAGACCTCTCCGATGTAACTCGCTGCCTACACAACGCCGTTAGCTCCTTCCATAAGAGCGAAACGGTGTGCAAAGTGGCGAATCGGAGGCTAGACTGGTACTACGGCAAGCGCGATCGACTCGATCCCGATCTTGCCTCCCATCTAGCTAGAATGGAACGCGAAATTGCGTTTCTGCTCGGGGACACTAAGGAGTTTCTCGACTCCGTCCCGCACGTCGTTAGAGCAACCTCTGGTGCAACCAGCACTGCGAGCCGACGTAACTCTCTCCCCTACATGAAAGTGAGGACTGAGGGTTTGTCGTGCACGCAGGGGGCCCTTCCGTGGGCAGCCTCGTTGTCGCGCTTTTATGGCTACGACGATGTTTCTCCGGTCATAACCTCCTGCAATCGCATTGAGTTTGTTACCAAGAACTACAAGACCCATAGGACCATAGCATGTGAGCCTGAAGGCAACCTGCCTTTTCAGCTGTGCTTTGACCACTATGTAAAAGGTCGCCTCCTAAAGTGGGGGGTAGACCTAAGGTCTCAAGTTCGAAACCAGGACCTAGCGCTTCAAGGTAGTTTGGATGGCAGTCTAGCCACCGTAGACCTGAAAAGTGCGTCGGACCGCCTACCGTACAATACTGTGGCCTGGATGTTACCAGTGCCATGGTTTCGGTTGGTGGATAGTCTCCGCTCCCCAGAAGGGGAGTTTACGGACCGGACAAGTCGGGATGACATGTCGTTTACGGTCCGTTACGCAAAGTTCTCCTCCATGGGGAACGGCGCGACGTTTGTATTGGAGACTCTGGTTTTCGCCGCAGCTTGTAGAGCTGTTGGAAGTAAGGGCTTTTCCGTCTATGGTGACGACATAGTCATCGAAACGGATTTAGTAGGCCCCCTCCTGCGACTCCTCAAGTTCCTAGGCTTTACGCCAAACCAAGAAAAGACGTACTGCTCCGGACCCTTCCGTGAGTCGTGCGGTACTAATTGGTTTGAAGGTGTCGACGTTACCCCGTTTTATATCCACTCGCTTGCGGGTGGAGGGGTCCGGAATCTAGCCCATAACGTTAATGGGTTGGCCCGGATAGCGACACCGGAAGGCACTTTATGGCAGCTCCTCCGACGATGTGTTGTCGGGGATAAGTTGTTGTTGGTGCCGACCTGCGAAGATACGACTGTAGGCGTCCACGTGGACGTCCCGCAGGCGTACGACCTAGGGTTAATCCGGACTAAGAAGGGTGCGTCCTCATGGAAGCGTTACGTAACGCTTGAGGAAAACACCCCTGGCCGGCCTCGCGAAAATGCCCTGTTCCTCTGGTATCTTAATCGGTGCCAGTCGGACATCAAGGGCAGCGGGTCTGCTGATGATATGACCTGGAAAGGTCCATTTGCGGGAATGCCGGTTCTCAACCGGTTCACCATAGATGACCCCTCCTCGCTCGTATCCCCGGAAACGGCTTATGGTAACACCATTTCACGGACGACCAAACGGAAGTGGGGATATTACAGGCCAAGTATGGCCCTGGATGCAGTGGACTCGGCTCACCTTCACTGGTGGTCGAACTACCTAACCTCTGCGGCGTAAGCCCAAGACGTGACGTAGCCACGGGAATGGACC